GAATCCCCACCGAGCAGCACTGCTTCCGTTGCGGGAGGAATTTCATTGTCTACCAGAATGGACCCCGGCACCAAGCGCCTCGATTCGATGCGTGTCACGAATGCGCGGCGAAGAAGGCCGCTATCGAGTACCCGAAGATGCACGTCTGGGACAAGCACTAAATGGCAATCGACAGGGCGCTAACAGAATCTCCTATTTCCTCCTCGGATCTTATCCCCAAGTCCGAGGAGATCGAGGTTGAAATCGTCGATCCGGAAGCGGTCACTATTGAGACTGAAGACGGCGGGATGGTTATCGACTTCCGTTCCGAGGCGGAGCTTCAGGAAGATTCTGACTTTGATGCAAATCTGGCAGAACTCCTAGAGGAAGATGTCCTGTCCAGTCTTTCGAGTGATCTTGTTGGTGCATACCTGTCGGACAAGTCGAGCCGTAAGGAGTGGGAAGAGTCTTACATCAAGGGTCTCAAGCAGTTGGGTCTCAAGATTGAAGACCGGACGACTCCCTGGGATGGCGCGTGCGGTGTGACCCACCCGATCCTTACGGAAGCGGTGGTTCGTTTCCAGAGTCAGGCCATCGGTGAGATTTTCCCGGCACAAGGTCCTGTTAAGACGAAGATCATCGGCAAGCTGACAAACGAAAAGACGAAGCAAGCGTCTCGCCTCAAGGAGTACATGAACTACTTGGTCACGGAAGTGATGAGTGAGTACCGTCCCGAGACGGAAAAGCTCTTGTTTAGTCTTCCGTTGGCTTGGCTCTAGCGTTCCGGAAGGTCTATTGGGACCCAAACATGGAGCGTCCATGTTCGATGTTTGTCCCTTCGGAAGACTTGGTGGTGTCCTACGGGGCGTCTTCTCTCGAAACCTGCGAGAGAATCACTCATGTGATGAAGCGAAACCGCAACGATGTGCGGAAAATGCAGGTGAGTGGGTTCTATGCTGACGTAGAATTGGGTAATCCCACCCCGGATAACAGTCAAATCCAAGAAGAATACGATGATTTGACTGGTGATAGCCCGAGTTACGAGTTCGACGGTCGATATACTCTNCTNGANATCCANNCNGATGTNGATNTNGAGGGTTTTGAGGACGAAAAGGACGGTGAGCCTACGGGTGTAGCTCTCCCTTACGTGGTCACGGTCGAGTTGGGCTCTCGGAAGGTGCTTTCGATCCGGAGGAATTGGGAAGAGGGGGACGAAAAGCAGCTACGCCGGAACCATTTCGTCCATTATGAGTACGTTCCGGGTCTTGGGTTCTACGGATTCGGCCTAATCCACATGATTGGCGGGATTGCGAAGTCCGCAACCTCTATTTTGCGGCAGTTGGTCGATGCGGGGACACTCAGCAACCTTCCGGGTGGTCTAAAAGCCCGTGGTTTGCGGATTCGCGGCGACGATACGCCGATTTCGCCCGGCGAATTCCGGGATGTGGACGTTCCTAGCGGTGCAATTAAGGACAACATCACATTCTTGCCGTATAAGGAGCCCTCTGGCGTCCTCACCCAGCTATTGGGGAGTTTGATCGACGAAGGTCGCCGATTTGCGTCGTTGACGGACCTAAAGATTGCCGAAAACAACCAAGAAGCCCCGGTAGGGACGACATTGGCCCTGTTGGAGCGGTCTTTGAAGGTGATGTCCGCTATTCAGGCGAGACTTCACGCCTCGATGAAGAAAGAGTTCAAGATTCTGGAGGGTATTGTCCGGGATAACGCCCCGCACTCCTATCCTTACGACCTTGAAGGCGATGAGGTGATGCGCGGTGAGGACTTTGACGACCGGATCGATGTAATCCCGGTCTCGGACCCGAATTCCGCCACGATGTCCCAGCGAATTATGCAGTATCAGTCCGCTCTACAGTTGGCGGGGACCGCCCCCCAGATGTACGACCTCCCGCTTCTCCACCGGCAGATGCTTGAGGTGATGGGGATCCGGGATCCTGACCAGATCATCCCATTGGAGGACGAGATCGAAGCGAAGGATCCCGTGGGGGAGAACATGGATATGCTCAACGAGAAGCCAGTAAAAGCGTTTCAATGGCAGGATCATGAGGCTCATATCCAGGCCCACATGGCTGCGGCACAAGACCCCAAGCTACAAGAGCTGGTTTCGCACGCCCCGGCTGCTGGTGCGATCCAGGCCGCTTTGGCAGCGCACGTCACGGAACACGTAGCGTTCCAATATCGTTCTGAAATCGAAAAGCAGCTTGGTGTGGCGCTGCCGCCGCTGGAAGATGAGCTTCCCCAGGAAGTGGAGGTCGAGTTGTCTCGCCTCGTTGCCCAGGCTTCGTCTCAGTTGCTTGCACAAAACCAAGCAGATAAGCAACAGGAAGAAGCTCAGGAGCAAGCAGAAGACCCGATTATCCAGATGAAGAAGAAGGAGCTGGAAATCAGGGAAATGGAGACGATGGCAAATATCGAGGACAAGAAGGCCCGATTGCAGCTCGATTTCCAGAAGATGACTGAGCGAAACGAAGTCGAGAGAGAGCGTATCGAGACAAACGAGCGAGTCGCTGGTGCCAAGATTGGCGCAGAACTCACGACAGAGAAGATGGCTTCCGATGCGAAGCTCAGTGAAGAGAAGTCACGGGAAAGGATTGAGGGGGCCAAGGTGGCCGTTAAACTTTCCGAAATTCGTTCAGGCGAAAAGGAGAAATAGTGAGTCCGGTTTTTGATGCTTATCTGGATAGGCTGGCAGAGTTGAAGAAAGGTTATATGGAACACCTTCTATCCGGAGCGGTTGCAAACTACGATGAATACAGGCATATTTGTGGTGTATTGAAGGGGCTTGCTTCTTCTGAGATGGAGCTGAAAGAGTTGATGTCCAAGACGGACGAAGATTGATCGCTCGTTTGAGCGCACGGGGCTACTGCGGCACCCCTTAAACAGCCGTTGCAAAAGAGGGAAAAATGACTGAAGCAATTCAGTACAGCAATGAAGAGCCGAAGGCTGCGGAGCAACTACCTTCCCCGTCAGGTTATCGTCTCTTGATTGCATTGCCGGAAGTAGAGGAAACGACAGAGGGTGGTCTTTATATCCCCGAGGAGAGGCGCTACGCAGAATCCGTAGCCAGTATCGTCGGGTTTGTTTTGAAGGCTGGCCCAGATGCTTATGGAGACGAGAAAAGATTCCCGAATGGTCCCTGGTGTGAAGAGGGGGATTGGGTTGTGATGCGCGCATATTCAGGTACTCGCGTAAGAATCCACGGGAAAGAGTTCAGGATTATCAATGATGACTCCGTTGAGGCGGTGGTCGAAGATCCGAGGGGGGTTGTTCGAGCATGAGTGCCCCGATTGACGATCTGATGGGAAACGCACTGACCGAACCCATCGCAGATATGACTGATGATTCTGAAGAATTTGAAGTCTCCGTAATCGATGACCGCCCGGAAGAGGATCAGGTCGAGGCTCGTGAGGAGCCTTCTGATCATGAGGCGGAAATCAACGAGGTTGGTGGTCGTGCTGAAAAGCGGATCAACAAGCTCAAGTACGAGTACCACGAAGAGAGGCGGGCAAAGGAGGCGGCGGAGCGGCTTCGCGAAGAAGCGGTTCAATACGCTCAATCCGTTGCTCAGCAGAACGAAGATCTTAAGGGTCTCCTCCAGAGAGGGGAGAAGGTTCTTCTTTCTGAGATGAAGAGTCGGGCGGAATCCGATCTAGATCGTGCGCGCAAAGACTACAAATCCGCGTATGAGGAGGGGAACCCCGATGCTTTGATCGAAGCACAGGAGGCTCTTACCCGCTCGCAGTATGAGCGGGAAATTGCTGAGAGGTCACAGCCGCAGGTACCGAAGCAAAGGGAAGCCCCGCCGGTACCGCAGCAGGCCCAGCAGCAAGCCCCGCCTGTGGATCCGAAGCTCCAATCGTGGCTTCAGAAGAATGAATGTGTCGGCAAAGATGAGGAGATGACCTCTTTTGCATACGGTGTTCACGAAAAGTTGGTGCGTAAAGACTCAGTGAACCCAAAGAGTGACGAATACTACGAGAGGCTCGATGAGCGTCTTCGTCAAGT